AATTTTAAAAAAGTCAACTATTGATTTTTAAAAGATTTTATATTATAATATTTATATAATATAAATAAATAAAAAATATTAGTTAAATAATTTTAACTTGACAAATAGATAAAAATATGATATAATATTGACAATCCCAAGGAAGGAGGGATTTATGAATTATTATAGAAAGGAGGACGATAAATTATCAATGTCTTTTAGGCTTGAAGTTACTCCTGAAGAAATTGACTATTCTTTAGATTATTTTAATATAACAGATGATTATGGAGAAAATGAAGAAGAATGGCTTTAAATAAACAAGTTTTTTTATATAGTATTGATACATCTGCATTTTATGACGAAAAAGAAAATGAGATTCATCATGATTTATTAAAATTATATAATTTAAGAAAAGAAATAAAAAATGAAAAAATAATAAAAGAAACTAACAGTTTAGGAATAAAAAATGATTGGGATTTTTGGAAGAAAACAATTAATAAACTTATAGACGAAGACAAGAAAAAGTTAGTTGATTTATTGGAAGAAAGACTTAATAATAATGAACCAAGAATCTTAAATGAAGGTCATATAAAAGATAAGAATATTGTTGCTCTGTTTGATAGTGCATTAACTAGAGCTATGGGCTTAAAGATAAATGAGCTTACAGAAGATTTATTTATATTAAACGTTTACTTCTTTCAAATTTTTCATAATCTTGTTAGAGATGGATTCATTTTTAAAAACGAGAAATATATTTATCTTACTTCATCTGCTGGGCAAATTAGAAAAAAGATGGGAGTATTTATAAAAGAAAGCCGATTCAAAGAAATTGAGATGGAATTAATGTGCGGCTTAACAAGAGAAAAAATTAATGAAAAGGGCGGCATTAATACAAATAAATTTTTGGCTTATCTTGCTTTAAATAATTCTGCTACTGATGTTTGGGATAATTTTGACATAGATAAATCAATTGTTGTAGAAGATTGGGAAAGTGATGTTAATGGTGTTGTAGATTCAATTAATGAAATTGATTATTCTATTGAAAGAAAAGAAATGCCTGTTTTAATTCCACATATGGATGGATGTGGAATTATGTTAGAAGATAAAACAAGAATGGTTAGACTTCCTTGGATTAAGGGGCTTTTGGTTAAATTCCCATTTGATAAATTTATTAGAGAAACAAATGCTGATGGAACCATTTATGATATTTATGGTCAAGAACATAATGTTATAAAAGAAGAAATAAAATATATATTTACAAAGTCTCAATTTAAACTTTGGAAATATTATAGTTCTTGGGAAGAATATAAAGAATATTTTAAAAAATATAATTGCCAAGCTTGTTATTGTAATGAAGAAGAAGATAATATTCAAAGCGCAAAAATTAACTATCAAATGTTACAAACATTAAGCGATATAAAAGATGAAGAAATTGAAAGAATAACAAGAAAAACAATAGAAGAAATTAATAAAATTGGAAATGACTTTCAAACAACAATGAGAGTATTAGGGGCAACAGAAAATAATTTAACTCCTAATTATTTTCAACAAGCATTAATGGTATATCCAGAGTTGTTTAGAGACGTTTACCATAAAGAAATTCTTAAACAAACTAAAAAGTCTTTAATAAAACAAGCTAAAGGTGGAAGGCTTGTAGTTAGAGGACGTTATCAATTTTTAAGTCCTGATTTATATGCTTTTTGTGAATGGTTATTTTTAAATAATCAAAACCCTGATGGTCTATTAAAAAATGGGGAAGTTTATAGTAAATTAAATAGGAACAATGCTGAATTGGCATGTTTGAGAAGTCCTCATTTATATAGAGAATGGGCGATTAGAAAAAATAATAGATCAGAAGAATTAGATAAATGGTTTGGTGGAACAAATTGTGTTTATACATCTTGTCATGATTTAATTACAAAAATCGTACAAGCAGATTGTGACGGAGATAAATTATTAGTAATCCAAGACAGAACATTGACTGCTGTAGCAAAAAGAAATATGAAAAACATCGTTCCATTAAGTTATTCTTTAAGAAAAGCAAAAGGTGGTCTTATTACTCAAGAAAGTATTTATAATGGAATGGTAAATGCTTTTACTGGTGGTAATATCGGCCCAATATCTAATAATATTACCAAAGTGTGGAATAGTGGCACTATTACTCAAGAGCAATTAAATGTCATTAAATGGCTTTGCCAAGAAAACAATCAAGTGATTGACTATGCTAAAACTTTATGGAAAGGCGAAAGACCAAAAGATATTGATAAGATTATAAAGTCTTATACTAAAGCCAAAGTTCCAAATTTTTTCATTTATGCAAAAGATAAAGATATTTCAATGGTTGAAGATGTAAATAATTCAACTATGAATAGAATTTCTTCTATTATCCCTACGAATAGAATAAAATATAATAAATCTTTAAATAAGTTTGATTATCAGATGTTAATGAATCATGATTCTGATTTTACAATTAGAAGAAATCCAATATTAGATGAATATGATTATTGGCAGAAACATTGGAAAAGTTTGGCTTCTTTGGATGATGAGCATTTAGATCAAGATGATTTATGGGCATTTAGAAAAGTTAGAGAAAAACTTTTAAATTTGGGCGAAAAAGATTATGTAATCAATACATTAATTGTTTATTCATATACTGTAAAAAAGAACAGTACAAAGAAATTATTATGGGCTTGTTTTGGAAAAGAAATGGTAGATAATTTGAAAGTCAATACAGAAAATTTAGGTAAAATTTGTCCTATTTGTGGAAAGAGATTTAAACCATTTCATTCAGGAGATATTGATGTTTATTGTTCTCAAGAATGTTATTCTATTGGTAAAAAAGAATATGATAGAGAATATAGGCGAAAGTCGTGTAATTATTGATATGTTTGATTGCCATAGATGATTGTATTAAATTAATTTAATAACGTATATTAGTATTAATATTAAGGAAAGCGCATTTTGCGTTTTCGGAAAAAAATAAAATGATTTATTAAGGAGAATTAAATAATATGGAAGTTGTAGAATGGATTAACGTTATTATTTCTATTTTATCTGGAATCGCAGTATGTATTCCTCTGGTACTTTCTTTAATTAGTTTTGTAAAAAAAGTTGCTGACGAAAAAAGATGGAATGTTCTTGTGAGTAATGTTTTACAATTAATGATGAATGCAGAGAAAGATTATGAGTACGGAGCAGAAAAAAAGGAATATGTTATGAATGCCATTAAAACAATTGCTAATCAAATTGGATATAATTTTGATGCTAAAGCAGAAAATAAAGTTTCTGAAATGATTGATGAGATTTGTAAGATGGCAAAGGTTGTGAATGTTTAAATGTGTAAACAATTAGGAATAGACATTTCAGTATATCAAGGGGATTTTCCCCTTGATATTGCTGTTTCTGAAGGAGTAAAATTTGTCATTATAAAGGCTGGTGGTGGGGATGCTGGTCTTTATAAGGATGATAAATTTGAACGGAATTATAATTTTGCTAAAAAAATAAAATTGCCATTAGGGTGTTATTTTTATAGTAAAGCCTTAGATGAATATTCTGCAATTAAAGAAGCGGAATTTCTTTATAATAATTGTTTAAAAAATAAAGCGTTTGAACTTCCTATTTATTATGACGTTGAAAATAGTTATCAATTAAGTCTTGGGAAAGAAAAAGTTACTAATATTATAAAAAGTTTTTGTGATTATATAAATAATGTTGGTTACAAGGCTGGCGTTTATGCTTCTTTATCAAGTTTTAGAGATTGCTTTATAGATAGTGAATTAGTTAATTATGAGCATTGGATTGCTCAATGGTCAAGTAAATTATCGTATGATGGAAAATGTAGTATGTGGCAATTTGGTGGGGAAGTTAATTATATTAGAAGCAATAAAATAGCTGGTCGTGTTGTAGATCAAGATTATATGTTATATAATATTATAAATAAAGAAGAAAATAAAGATGACCAAAAAAATAAAATGACAATAGATGAGGCGATAGATTTAGTTGTTAAGACCGCATTAAATGAAGTTGGTTATCATGAAAAATTATCTAATTATATGTTGGATGATAAAACAGCAAATTCTGGTTCTGCAAATTATACTAAATATGCAAGGGACTTAGATAATATAGATGGTTTCTATAATACAAAAAAACAAGGGTATGCTTATTGTGATATTTTTAATGATTGGGTATTTGTAAAATGTTTTGGTGTTGAGATTACTATGAAAATGCTATATCAGCCAAAATATTCTGCTGGTGCTGGTTGCACAAATTCAATGCAATATTATAAAGACAATAATGCTTTTACAACAATTCCAAAAAAAGGCTATCAAATATTTTTTGGAAACAGTTATGAATCTACCCATACTGGTATTGTTGTTAATGTTAATGATGAAACTGTTTTTACTGTAGAGGGAAATACTTCTGATGGAGTTTATGAAAGAAGTTATTCAATTTATGACAATAAGATATTAGGATATGGAATACCAAACTATGCTTTAGTTTGTGAAGCGGATTTTAATATTAATCAAAATTATTTTTATGAAGAAGATAAAAATGTTATTTTATCAATTAAAGATGTGCAAGCATTTTTAAATAAAAATTATATTGATTTATTTAAAGTTGAATTAGATGAAGATGATGAATGTGGGCCGATAACTAAAAGAGATTTAGTTATGGCTGTACAGCAAGAATTAAATATGCCGTCTACGGGAGTATTTACAATAGAAGATAAAAATAAATTTCCAATTTTAAAAATTGGACGAAAAGGAATAGTTGTTAAATTAGTCCAATGTGCATTAATATGTAATGATTTATTTGTTGGAAATGATGGTGCAGATGGTGATTATGGAAATAGAACGGCAAATGCCGTTACTCAATTTCAAATGGAAATGGATTTATTAGCTGATGGAGAATGTGGCCCTGAAACTGCATATAAATTATTTAATTAAAAAGGATTATTGGAAAAATAAAAATGACATATTTAGAAAAAGCAATTAAAGTTACTGAAGAATTTGATAATAAAAATTTATCAATAAAAGAATGGGTTGAATCCGTTCTTGGTGCTGAATATATAAATTATTACTCTGAAGAGTATTATCGCAGAGCTGAAAATATTTTCTCTTTATTTGTAAAGAAACTTAATCAGGAGGAATTGAATGGATTGAGTTTTGATATTGTTAAGCAAATAAAAGAAGCAAAAGAAGAATTAGAAAAAGAAAAAATTAAATTAAGACAAGAAAAAAATGAATTAAGTGAAAAATACAGATATAATGCTAGAACAGAATTATTTGAAGAAAGAATTATTGAAGCAATAAATAATCTTCCAAATATTAAATATTCCTTACCTAAAGATATTATTATACCACATGTTTCTTCTAGTGGATTGCTTTGTGTTGCTGATTTTCATTCTGGAAGTGAATATGAAGTAAAAGGTCTTTATGGTGAAGTTGTAAATAAATATAATTTTGAAATTATGAAAACTAGAATGTGGTATCTTTTAAGCCAAATGGAAGATGATGATATTGCGTATGATAATTTAGTTATTGCAATTTGTGGAGATTTATTTGAAAATATTCTACGACCTTCTTCTTTAATTAAATTGCGTGAACCTGTATTAGATACTGTTATTAATTTTACAGAATTTATGGCTAATTGGATTGTAGAAGTTCAAAAACAATTTTTAATTCCTATTAATATAGTTACTGTTGGTGGCAATCATGATACTCAAAGATTGTTAGGCTCTAAACCAATGTTTGAAGATGAAAATTTAGCTAAATTATTTGTTCATATTTTAAAATTAAGATTAAAAGATTGTGAAGATATTTATATAGATGATTATACAGATGTTGCTTTAAAGACAATTAGAAAAACAAATGTAATGTTTGTTCATGGAGATGAAAAAGATTTATCTCAAACGATGGATTATTTTGAGCATTTGTATAATGTTGGAGTGGATGAAATAATTGCTGGACATTATCATTCTCCTAATAGTAGAACAATTGGTGTTGCTGAAGTAGGAGATAGAACTGTTACAAACATTGGAAGTATTTGTGGCATTGATCCATATGCTAAAAAATTAAGAGTAGGTTCTAGACCTTCGGCTTATTTTGCATTATATGATGAAAATAATGGTAAAACTTGGCAAAGGAACTATTATTTAGGATAAAATTAGATATTGACATTTTCTTTATTTTTTGATATAATTAATATGAAATGGAGGAAATGTTAATGGTTATTTTTCAAATTATTTTTTCAATTGTGATGTTTTTATCAATTTCAAAATGTGAAACCGCAGAAGGTTCTTTGTTAGGGTTTTGTATTTGGATTTCTTTTTCTTTTTTAGTTGTGGCTATTAATAGAAAAGGAAAAGAAGTAACGAAAAAAGAAAAAATTAAAAATATTAAAAGAATTAAGGCAACCGAAATTTATTATAATAATTACGGTGAATTGCCTTAATTTTTAATTTATTCAGAAAGGGTGGTTTAATGTTCACACTTTATCGTCCCGCTCGTTGTGATAATCCACATGCATCTTCTTTTGTTGGTTTAAGTGGAGATGTAAAACCATTAGATCAAAAAAATGGAGCTTCTTTTCAAGAAATTGATACTGGAAAGATTTATCGTTTTGATGAAGAAAATAAAATATGGTATGAAGGAGCGTTGACATGATTAAACAGATTAGAGCATCATATTTTGCCAATTTTAAAAATGCTCAGTATTGTGCTTTGAGTACAGATGCTATCCCCGATTATTTAGAAAATGGTGATGAAGTTTATATTATAGATACAGGAAAAAATTATATTTATGATGCTTCATCTTCTTCTTTGATTGAAAAGAAGCCTATAACTGGTCTTCCTTCTGGTGGCGTTTCTGGACAGGTGTTAGGAAAAACAGGTGCAGAAGATGATGATGTTCAATGGATAACTTTAGCGCAAGGGATTCAAACAATTGGATTTGCTACTGATGCAAATGGAATATTAAATATTACTGTAACTAATTCTTAATTTGAAAGGAGATTGATATATGAGTACAGTAAATGGATTTCAAGTTGGTTCTGAAACTTTAAAATATAACTATGAATCTTTAGATAATTATAATACTCCAAATTTTAGCACAAGTTCTAGTAAAGCTTATGCCGTTGGAGATTATGTAATGTATAATGGTAAACTTTATAAATGTACTACAGCTACAACAGGTGGAACTTGGGTTAGTAGTAGTTGGGCATTGGCAGTTTTGTCTGATGATGTTAATAATTTAAGTCGCCAATTAAGTGACGTTGAGGAAAATCAGATTCCTGAGTTAAAGAGCGCCTTAAGTGAGGTAGTTGAAGAAACAGAAACTGAAAAAACAAAGGATGTTCCGGCAACTTGGAGTGATGGTATTCTTCAAGTAGATGGAAATGTCAGTACAACTTCTTCGTATATTTATAGTAACAAGATTGCTGTAAATGAGGGAGATATAATTAGGATAAAGAGAAGTGATGGTGCTGATATAATCCGTGGAGTAAAAATGTGCGCATATAATGGAGATACTGTTATAACCGCATCTGGTAAATCTGATGATTTTGATTTACCAATCACTATTGGGTCTGGTATCAATTTTATTGCTATTACTCTTCCAGCCGCATATCGTTCTGGAAATCCTCATTACCAAATCACATACACCGAGCAAGAAGCAACACCAAAGGTATATCTGAAAACAGAAACCTATAGCAAAGAAGAAATAGATGAATTGGTTGAAGATGCTGGGAAAGTGAAAACTGTCAATGGAATTTCTCCTGATACAAATGGAAATGTTCAAATAACTCCAGAAAAAGAACTCGTTACTCAAATTAGTCAGATTGTTTCTGTGCAGAAAGAGGTTGTTCAAAGTCAGGTTGATGTTGTAGATAGTGCAAGGAACGCCGCTAATAATGGCGTGTTACCATCTAATGACGGCACAACAAACTTCACCAATCTACAAGCTATGCTTGATGTTGGCGGTACAATTGTTGTTGATGTTCCGGGCATTTATGAAATCAACGGCATGCTTCAGATAGGCAGTGATACAGAACTGATATTTGGCAAGCAGGTTTACATGAAGCAAATGAACAGCGTTGGTGGATTCATTGTGAACAAAGGCGCGGCAACAGGTGTGTATAATGAAAATATCAGAATTAAAGGCTTAAACATCATTTGCAATGGGATGACAGGAGACAGTTCGTCATATAAGTTTGGCTTGCGTGGCAAAATCGCTTTTTGCTTTGTAAAGAACGTTATTCTTGATGAGATTTACGTCGATGATATCCCGGCGGCGACTTATTTTATCCACATTGCAGCTTATGATGGGGTTCTTATTCAGAATTCCCATATCGAAGGTAGCAAGGATGGAATACACTCTGCTTGCGGTAATCATCTGACAATCAGAAATTGCTATTTTAATACGTTAGATGACCCGATTGCACTTAACTGTCAAGATTATCCCGCTTCAATTCCTTATTATGGGTGGATAAAAAATGTTCTTATCGAGGATTGCGTTGATGCTTCTCCCGCTGGGACTGGTGGAGCGCCAAGAGCGCGATCAATCCTATTTTACGGAGGGGCATGGCTTGACTGGGCATCCGGAAATACATATAGAAATGGGGATACTGTTGTTGCAACAAACGGTTACATTTATAGGCTCATTTCAACCACGGCAATTTCAGATGAAACCGCAATAGAATCGACGGTCGAACCTACACATTCAAGTGGACGGGTCACCGAGAGCGATGGATGCACATGGCAGTTTATACAGGAAGAAACTGTTTACAATGTAGCTTGTGCAAATGTCACTGTACGGAACTATTATGTAAGATGCCCAAGAGTGGAAGTGTTTAGATTCCATGATGATAATACGCGGTACGTAAGGAGCATTTATCCGAATGCGATTATGCCCCCGCATAGCAACTTTGTTTTTGACTGTATTTTTATAGATAATGAATACGCTACGTCTTATTTTGTCGGTATTCATGAGCCGGTTGACTCGATCAGAACCGTCAATAGTAAAGTAAGAGCAATTTATATTTATAGATTTGACGGAAGTTTCTCTTTAACGGGCGCAAACGAAGTTACTAATCTCGCTGTTATTGGGAATGATTTTTATCGTGGCACAACTGGTGATATGGTGCTTGTTCTATTACAACAGGCAGGTAAAACAGTAAACGTCAAGACATGCGGAAATTACAAAACAGGTAGTATGTCAAACTCCATTTCGCAAGGTGTTTGCAATATGCTTGCTAATGATTTGTTCTAAATAATAGGACAATCATGCACAAATGAGCTGATTATGTCCCTGGCTTAAGATCGTCGCTTAAAGGAATGTGGTATTCGAGGAGACAGTTCAAAACTGTTTACTTCGGCAGGGCGATGTAATGGATGGGTGGCTCCACATTCCGACGCCACTTAAAGGAGGCTGGAAAATGAACCAAGAAACTGCTGACAGAATACTTGACGCTGTTTTGGAAGCATTTCAGGAAAGTAGCGTCTCAATCATGGAAGGCATGACGTTGCTTGCAAAGATTCAGAGCATTATTTATTCTGACGTCACTTAAAAGCCTATTTTAGTGATAATCATGGTGAACCATTGTTAATGATTGTCTGTCATACTAAAATGAAGAGAAAGGGTTATTAATAACCCTTTCTCTTCAGATAGAGGTTGATTGCCAGCATTATCGGTCAGAGCAATATTTGTTTTCGGATGTAGATTATGTCTAACTATAAAAAAATAAATAATGGTTTTAATAGGGAGTGAAAATAATGAATATGTCTCAATTTGTCATTCCAAAAAAATGTGTTGTTCCTTCTGGTGTTTATGCTATTTGGCAAATACCAGAATTGAATATAGTAATACCATTATATCATGCAAAGAATAAAACGGAAGCACAGAAACAAGTAGATAATGAAAATTCTGCAAGTATATATAAATTTGGTGTAGGAAGAGTAATAGCTGATCATGCTCAATCTCAAGCGGATAAAGGAATATGGGATATTAGTCAAGTAAGACCAGATATGTTAGGGTTTATGGTTTTTAAAAATGGAGAAATATATAAATATGTTTGTAATCAAGTTTGCCGAGTGATGGTTCATTCAAGTTGTTATACTTTAGATGGAATGAGTATTTATCCTAAAAGAGTTAATGATATAATGTGCGTAAGTTGTGCTAATTCTAAAGGAACTGAAAATTATTTAGCAGTTTTTAAATATGTTGGGAAAACAATATAAAATTCATTTTTAAAAATTTTGTATTAGAGGGATTAAAATGGCAGAAATAACAAGTGGCAAATATGCTAAAGCAATTTGTGAATGTTGTGGAGAAAGGAAAAATGGAACATTCTTCTATCCTAATTATGGCAGTCAATATAAAGATAGATTAAAGGCTAGATATTGTAAAGATTGTTGTGCAAAAAAGATAGAGGAATATAGTCAATTCTTAAATGAAAAAGCTTCATTGTGGATGGTTTTGTCTGAGTTGGGAATACCGTTTATTAATCAAGTATATGAAACAATGATGGCACAAAGGTTTTCACCAAAAGGTGGGCAAAAGCCAGAAATCGTTGGACATTATATAAAAAGATTAATGGAAAATACAACTATTTATAGTGGTTTTTGGGACACCGACATTGGAATCAATGAAATAATTGATAAAGATATTAAGGAAGACAATAAGAATACCAGAGATATTAAATTAATGGAAGAGCTTTGGGGGAAATATCCAGATGATGAATATGTTGAAGCATATGAATTTTTAGAAAATATGTTTCAAGCATATACACAAGATTTTCCAGAAATGGACGCAAATCTCACTAATAGATATAGAGATTTATGTAAGGCTGAATATCGGAAAAGAAAAGCCGATGAAAAAGGTGATGTTTCTGAAATTAAACAAGCTCAAGCCAATTTAACTGATTTATTAAAATTATTAAAATTAAATGATTTTCAGAGCAATCAAAAGTCTGAAATGGAAAAAATGATAGAAAGAAAAATCTGGATGATAGAAAATACAAGACCAGCCGAATGCGAAGATTTAGATATTTACAAAGATGTTAGTGGCTTTGAAAAAACTTGGGGAGAAATCTTACGATGTGTTAAAAATTTAGTGGCTGGATCAAGAGAATATCCAGAAATTCCTAGAGAAGAAAGATAATTATGAAAAGTCAATTGGGTGGATTAAGAAGAAAATTTTTAAGTAATCATTTAATGACTACAAATTTATATTCTTCTAATAAAAAATCTAATGCTGAAAAAGAAGAGAATGTAATACAATGGTGTACATTTTTTAGAAGAAATTGGCATATTTACGCAGAATTTATTTTAGGCATTAAACTTCGACCTTTTCAACAGATAATGATATATCTTATGGGAATTAGTGATATATTTTTTGCAATATGTAGTCGCGGACTTTCCAAATCTTTTCTTGCTGGCCTTGGTGGGATAATTGCAATGAATTTGTATCCGTACTCAGAAGTTGTAATTACGTCTTCTACCATACCACAAGCAAATAAATTAGTTGAGAAGAAGATTAGAGATGAACTTATAAAGAAGCTTTCGCCTTATTTATTGTATATGTACGAAAAGGAATATCTTGTTATTACAAGAGCGGAAGATGGATATAAATTAGAAAATAAATTAAATGGTTCTGTTATGATTGTTTTGCCATGTCTTGATTCTTCAAGAGGTAGTCGTGCGACTTTTCTTATTTATGAAGAGGCACGGCTTTTAAAAAAGAGTATCATTGATTCTGTTTTTGAAAGAATGGCTCATCCAAGACAAGCTAAGTATTTAGAGAATGAAATTTATTCTTCTAATCCAAGATGGTTAGAAGAATGTAAGCATGTCTATATTACTTCTTCAAGATATAAATTTGAATGGTTCTATAATTTATTCAAAAAGACATTTACTAGAATATTTACAGATAAGAAATCCGTTTGTAATATATTTGCTGGTGATATTTTTATGGCTATTGATAATGGATTAAAAACTTGGAATGATTATCGAAATGGTGTTAATGGAGATCAATATGATTAAATGAAAGTCCTAATATATAGTAATATATATTATGAACCTATTGAAATGCTGGAAAATCCTAAGAGCTATATAAACTACAACGTATAGATGAAATAAGCTAAAGCGTGAATGTTTGAAAATTATATAGATTGGACAATCAGCAACTAAGCCCCG